CCGCCGGCCGAGGAGCCGCCGCCGGTGGCGCTGCCGCCGCCGGAGGCGTGGCCGGTGCCGTGATGGTCTCCCCCATCGCCATGCCCGGTGCCGTGCCCGAAACGGCCGTGATAGCCGCGGGGATGCTCGGACGGGTCCCATTGCCCTGCCTCGTCGAAGACGACCTCCTGCGGGTCGTCGGCCTCGTGCAGGTGGCCGGGTGCCCACGCGAACCTGTCGCTCACAAGATCAGCTCCATTCGTAGGTGCGGGACCCACAGTGCGACCGGGTCAGGAAACACCAGGCACCTTCCGGGTCGTAGGGGCGTCAGATGGTGGCGCGGCGTTTCGCGACGGTCTCAAGGTCTCTGACTGGGCGGACGTACCAGGCGGGCCGCCATTCGGGGTTGTCGCGCCGGACCGGAAGGTCCTCCCACGCGATCTCGCCCTGGTCGAGCATCTCCAGCCTGCGCGGCCCCATGATCGTGACCCGGTCGGTGTCGGGCAGGTTGTTGAACCAGGCGCGGGCGTCGGGGAAGTCGTCGGGCGGCTCGTCGAGGTCAATGCCGAGGTCCCGCCACGTCTTGGTCAGGGGCACCCGGGCACATCTCCCCGACTGGTGATCTTGTGGTCCGGGCTCCGACAGCGGATGCACTGTGCCGTTCATCGCCAGGCAGGACGGGCACGTCCTCGGCGACAGGGTGCACGACCATCGCCAGCCCCGCAGTGTGTCCGCGTTCGCGTCCTGCGCTGCCTGGGCGGCGGCCCGCGAGCTATCGACCATTTCGGTGCGTGCGATGTTGGTTGCCCTGGCCAGCCCCCCGTTGAAGGCCCCTTCGACCCTCTTGAGCATTTCTGCGGCCACGTCGCGAGGGTTGGTCCCCCGCACCACACCCCTGACGAGTTCGGTGCGCATGGCCTCTACGGCGTCTCGGGAAAGTGGCCAGGTGCGTGCGTGGATCTGCTCACGGGTCCGGTTGATCATCCAGTGGACTGCGTTGACGTCCAGCCGGTCCCACACGATACCCGCCGTGATCTTCCCGCTGGGAAGCTGCGAGGCGACGATCTCCGCTTGGGCTTCGACAGCCGCCCTGATCGCCGTGGCCGCCGCGTCCCCGGCCTCCCGGCGTACGACACCGGTCAGCCGGTCGAGAGCCTTCTCGGCGCTGTTGACGGCCTTCTGGACGGCGCGGGCGCGGAAGATCGTGCCGCGTGCCGGCCAGCGGCCTTCCCCTGACTGGGCGAGGCCGATCACCGCGTCGATCGCGGCCACGAACAGGCCCTTGATGCCGCTCCATGCCCCCACCCAGGCGCGGGTCAGCAGCCGCACAAGGTTGTCGGCGAGTTTGTCGACGTCGCTCCGCAGCTTGCGGACCAGGCGCAGCGTGCCTTCGGTGACACTCACCGGCTCACCCCCTGTCGGGTGTGGTCACCTCACGGTGGGCGAACCGGGACGGTCAAGCAGAGCCGCATGGGCAGTCGGGCGAGGCGGGTGATCGTCGCCGCCCGCCGGGGGCAGGGTAGCGGCAGCAGGTGCAAGGCCGTGTCAGCCGCTCTCCTTGTCGTGGTGGGCCCCCGGCCAACGATGGTTCACCTCGTGGTACATGTTTGCGCACAGGCCGTGAAGCTCGTGATCGTCCTTCACGTATGCGCCCAGCTCGGCGATACACCTCGTGTAAGCGCCAGGGGACGCCCAATCCACCTTGACGGCCCCCTTGCCCGAGGTCCAATACCGGCGAAGCCGCGCCGCGTTGCCGCCCCGTGAAGCCTCAACCTCGTCGACCAGGCCTTCATCGGGATCTACGCCGACGCTCTCACGGGCCTGCAACGCCTGGTCGGCCCGGCCATGGCCGTCGTCCTCGCCGTCGCCGTGGCCGCCGAGCGCCTGCGCCGGATCCTCCCCGCGCCGGAACCGGTCAGCGGCCACCTGCCCGGCCCCCGAGTGCGGGGACTTGAACTCGCCGTCATCCCCGGTCAGCGAATCGATGATCTGGTCGACATCCTGCACCTTCAACGCTTGCAGCAGCAGGCGTACGACGACCAGCGGCGGCATGTACGTGGTGGAGTCGGCCTCCACAATCGCCTTGATCAATGTCTCTACGGGCAGATCGTCGAGATCTGGCCACGACACGTCGACGGTACGATCGGTGGAACCGCGCAGGGTGATGACCTGACGGCCATCCTCATCGAAGGCCACCACGCCCTTGAGCGGCCCGTCGGGGGCCTTGACCGCCTGGTCGATGACATAGTCGAGAATCATCAGGGTGGCGGTAGTCCACACGCCGCGCCGCATCTCCATCGAGCGTTCGGTGGGTGTGTCCAACGTCTCAGCTGTGGCGCGGGCGCCAGTGGTGCCTGGGTCGCCGAGCAGCATCGTGACCGGCACGTCGATCGCGGCGGCGACCATGGCCGCCAGCGGCCGGCCCGAGTCCGAATCGATGGTCGCACCCGATTTGGGGACGGCTTCCAGCATCATGTCCGGGGTGAGCAGTGCGGTGGCGCCGGCGTGCTGGGGTTCGCCGGTGTACCGGTCGGTGCCGGGTCCGGCGGCGATCCTGGTACGGGCTGCGGCCTGCTTGGAGCCCTTGCTGGTCAACCTCCAGGCAAACCGGGACAGCGCCTTGACCAGCCGCGCCCAGTCCTCAAGGAAGCTCTTGTAGGCCTGCGCCCAGTCGATCGCCGCGTAGCAGTCGGGCACCCCGAACTTCCAGCCGGCATGCCCACCGACTTTGACGTGGTAGACGGGGGCGTCCCACATCACCTCGGCCGGCTGGGCGTCGCCGTAGACGGGGAAACTCATGCGCGGCGGCTTCACCCTGGGGTTGTGGCCGAGCGCCGGATAGTAGGTGATGCGGCGTTCCTGGATGACCGCGCCCGTGCCTGGGTCGCGCCGCTCATACCACCACTCGCGGCGGTAGAACTGCGGCTCCGACGAATCCTCAGGGTTAGTGATCACCTCGGTGATCTCGTCCCACGGCAGCGTACGAACCTGGACCCGGCCTGTGCGTGGCGCGGTGAACAGGGCGAAGAACACGTTTCCGTCGGTGAACAGGGACCGTTCAAGACCTTCGCGGGCCTGGTCACCGGAGAACGTACGCCGGTTCCCAGGATCGTCCAAGAAAGCTTGGATGACCTTGTTGACGTCCTGCTTTCCGCGTTGCCTGCCTGCCCGTCCGGTGATTTGGACGCCCTGCCCCCAAATGTAGGCGGTGCGCAGGCTGAACCCGCGTGACAGCAGCGGATTCTTCAACGTCATGATCCGGCATACGGCGGTGATCTGCCGCAACCCGTCCCGGGAGAACTCGGTGTCGGCCAGGGCGGTCATGTGCTGCCAGCCCGGCTCGAACATGCGGGCCTCAAGATCGGTCAACGACTCTTGCAGGTGGGCGACCATGAGACGTTCCGCGCGGAGCGTCTCGGCCAGTTCGGCGCGTCCGGTCCACCGGTAGAACGACTCCTGGATGCGTGCGGCGACCCCCATACCTGCCTCCTCTAGTACGGCGAGATCCCGCCGAAGCCGTCGAAACCGTCCAGGTCGCCGTCGTCGACGATTTCGTCAGGCGGGGGCACGTGCGCGTACGCGAGCATCATCGAGTCCGCCCGGTCCGGAGACGGCAGCCCACGCTTTTTCATCTCGTCCTTCGACTCGATCAGCACCTGGCCACGCGCCGTGTACCCGTACTTGACCGTGCCCAACTGGGCTGCGAGCTCGTCGTCGCCGGGGTCGATATCGATGTCGCCCTGCTCGAACCGCTCCCGCAGCCCCCACCACCATTCGGCGCGGGCGTTCGCGAAATGCTCCCGGTCGATCGCGGCCGAACCCGACTGCATGTCGATCACGTCATGCCCGGCCTCAAGGAGTTCGTCGACGACGCCGGATCCGACGCCGACACCGTCCACCCGGATCTCGTGCACCTGGTGCTCGCGTTTGACGGCGATGACCTTGCCGGTCGTTTCGGTCGTCCGGGCGTGGGCGTGGTCGCCGACGACACGCGCGATCGGGCCCCGGGCCAGGCAGAACACCGACCGGTCGGAGCCGAAGCGGGCCACGTCCACACCGAGCACGTTCCGCGGCCCCGGGGTGAGGGTCCGCTGCTGGGCGGCCTCGATCCAGCGGGGTGAGATCAGCGTGTCGTCGCCGACCTCGGGGAATTCGCCCAGCACTTTGCTGGTGTAGCGGGGCGAGGTTTCGCCCCAGCGTCGCCGTTTATCGTCCACCCACTCCGGTGACAGCATCAGCGGCGCCAGCCAGTCAGGGATGGGCTCACCGGAAAAGTTCGGTGTGTCGAACGCCGAGATGCGGATGACGTTCCACCCGGAACCCGGCTTGCACACGTTCCCGAATTCGGTGTTCGGATCATCTGGGTTGCCGATCGCCAGGATGCGGCAGTCGGCGTTGGTGGTGATCGCCTCAACGGCAGTCCACAGCTGCTCGGGAATGCCGCACGCCTCATCCAGTAGAACCAGGACGTAGCGGCGGTGGATGCCCTGGAAGCCGTGCTGGTCGGTGTCTGCTGGTTTACGGCCCCAGCCGACCAGGGTTCCGTCGTCGAGTTTCCACTCGTCAGACTGGAGCACCCGTCCGGGCAGCGGGCACCCTTTGGCCGCGGCTTCTTTAGCGGACTTGCGGATCTCCTCCCACAGGATCGCGTGGACCTGCGGATAGGACGGCGCGGTGGACACCACGAACGCCTCGCCGGGCGGGTGGACGTCGATCCACCATGACGCGAGTAGCCCGGCGGTTTTCGACTTGCCGGCGTTGTGGCAGGACTTGACGGTGGTCCGCTTGTTGGCCACGACCGACTCGGCGATCTCGCGCTGTTTGGACCACAGGTGGGCCCCGAGTTTGTCGCTGGCCCACCCGACGGGGTCATTGAGATACCGGTTCGGTTCTGCGCTCTCGTCGAGCCCGTCAGCCGCCAGGAGCAACGCGGAGTCTACGAGCAACGTCACGCCGCGCCTCCGCCTGCTCTTCTGTCGACAGTCCCCGGTCTGCGAGTGTCGCAGTGACCGCCTTGATGATGATTTCTGCCTGCCGTTCGGAGATCCGGGCGAGACGTTCGTCGATGTTGAGCCGGGCCATCGTCCCCAGGAATTTCTCGCACCGGTCCATGGCCCGTTCGAACAGCGCCACTTCGGCTCGTAGCTGTTCGCCGTTCTCGGTCGAGTAGCGGATGCTGGCGAGTTCGTTGACCCATTCCGCGATCGTGTCTTTCCATGCCACGACCTGTCCGGTGATCTTTGCCAGTTCCGATAGTGGGTCGTCTACAGGGGCAACGTCCAGCCGGGCGAGCTGGGCGCGGACTTTGGCTTCGGCGGCCCGTGCTGCCGCTTTCGCTTTCACTTGTCTTGTTCGGCCGCCGTGGGCGTGACAGACCGTGCCCCCGTTGATCGCATAGTTGCCGCATGGGTCGCCGTTGGTCTTGCGTGCTTTGCATTTGAGGGCTTGGCGTCCCATGGCGCCTCCATCGGTTGGGGAAGTGCCGGCGGTTTCTGGGTGCGGCGAGCTGCGATGATTACGGTTTGAAGTATGCGACCTGCGACGATACCGCCAATATTGTCACTGTGTGTAGCGAAAATGGGTGTGTTGGCGGCGCGCAGACCACGTCCTAAACGATCTCTAGGAGGCCGTCTGCGGCGACGATCGGCCTCTCCGGGTCCGCGGTGATGCGCGCGCGGAGGATGTAGGTGCCCTCGTCCAGGTCGAGGCTGGTGTCGGGGCCGATCAGGACGCGGCATGTAGGGGCCGTGGCGCCGGGGTCCCATTCGGCGGTGTGCCAGTCGTCGGCGGCGGCGTGGCCCGGGTAGGCGACGATCGACATCTCCACGTCCAGCGAGGTGACACCGTCGGGGTACTCGACCAGCGGAAGCTTCACATACTCCTTGCTGCCGAGAGGCACACGGATGTTCGGCACACGGCCTCCCCTCGGGGTCAGTGCCGGGGCGGGCCCGCAGCCCAGCCTCTGTAGGGCACGGCGGCGGCGAGTTCCCGCCGGGGCGTGGCGGNCAGCCACGAGTGGGGGCCGCGGCGGTGACAGTGATGTCGGTGTCGGTGTCGGTGTTGTCTCCGGTGGCGGTGATGGTGACCTGCGCGGACGAGCCGCCTGTGAACGCCGGCAGGCCTGTGCCGGCAGGTGTGATGGTGATGGTGGCGGCCGAGCCGCCTTGGGGGGTGGTGCGTGTGCCTGCGCCGG